TGAACAAGCAAAGGCAGTGTTTGATCAACAGGTCAACAGTGGGGGACTTGTTGGATTTAAAGTTGGAGACACTGCAAGTGCAGCTACACAAGCTGCTGCCGGGTTAGCATCTGCACAAAGTCAGCTCACACAAGGACTGGCATCATTATCTAGCAAATTACCTGCAGGTACGAATCTGAACAGTCTCACAGCCAGTATAGGCGCACTGGGGCAAGGAGCAGGCACACAAGTAGCCAGCGCACTACAAGGTGGTGCGGCAGCATTTAATTCATTAACTACTGGAGCAGGCGGCGCTACTGCTGCTATCAGTGCAGCATTGTCAGGCACAGGCGCCGGAGTTTCATTACCTTCAACATCAGCCATCACAGGTGCGTTAACTGGTGCCGCTGCACGAGTAGGCAGTTTGGCTAGCACCGCAGTTGGTACCATATCTGGATTGATTAAAGGAACTCCTACAAGTGGTATCAATGTGGCAGACTTTGCTAAACAAGGACCAGCATTAACTGGACTTGGTAGTATGAGTTTGCCCGATGTAACAAGCACACTAGCTCAAGCGTCAAAGTTGGTAGGTCAAAGTGCAGATACTATTAGTAACACAGCAGGTGCAGGTAAATTTGGACTTGATGCCAGTCAACTTGAACGATGGGGTCTTGTTAAACCAGGGACTGCTGCTACATTTTTAGCGCAAGGTGGCAATGATCTTACCAGTGTGTTAAAAAGTCCCACAGTGTGGACTGGCAGAGATGGTGTGAAAAGTCTTGATGGGTTGCTGGGCAACGAAGGGCTTCAAAACAAAATTCAGCAAGGATTGATGACTTCGGGTGTGGCTGATTTAAAATCATTGGGAATCCCCACAGACAAACTAACACCACAAGCACTTAGCGGTCTGGCCACCAATGCCGCAAAGAGTGTGCCTGACACACTAAATTGGGCAAAAAACACTCCAGGCCTGCCGGCTGACATCAAATCCAAATTTGATGCTGCCGCAGTTAATGGTGCGTTTGCTGTAAACTTGGCGCAAACTAAAATAGACCCGTCCATGCTTCAAGAGTACACACCTATAGCTGCTACTGATACGGTAAACACAGACACACTTGAAGCAGCCGCTAAACGTATTGTGGGTAATGCCAAAGTGCCTAGTATTTTGCCAGTAGCCATAGAATCTAATGCTTATGCCAATACCAAAGACGAGGACTTGATTTACACTGGAAATGATGACATAGTATGGGATCGTGTGAATGCCGAACGGCTACGTCGTGGTCTGCCAAGTCTCTCTGCAATAGGCTATCCAAGGCCTGATCCGTCACCTAATAATGGGCCAGCTCAAGGCGGATAAATATTGCCATGACTACCTTTGTTGGCTTCAACACTCAAAATCAATACAAAAAATTCACACTAGTGGACTTTGAATTGGTCAAACGCGATCTTTTGAATGCGTTTAACATTCGTCAGGGCCAACTGCCTGGCCGTCCAGGGTATGGAACAGTGCTGTGGAATTATCTATTTGAGAATCAAGTTGATGCTGTTCAACAAGGTATTGTGAATGAAGTGCAACGAGTAGCAGGCGGCGATCCTAGAATATTCATCAGTAATATTAATGTGTATCCTCAAGAAAATGGCATGCTAATTGAGCTAGAACTACAAACAGTAGGCGGCGTAGATGCCGAAATATTGAATGTGTTCTTCAATCAAGTCACTCGTTCGGCCAGCTACGTATAACTACGCCGTTTTTTATCTACATAAATAACAGATAAAGAATACAAGGCCCAGACGCAATGGCAAAAACCACTAGACAAACAGCGATATTTGGTGTAGAAGATTGGAAACAAATCTATCAAACCTATCGCGAAGCAGACTTCCAAAGTTATGACTTTGAAACTCTACGCAAGAGTTTTACTGATTACCTGCGTTTGTACTATCCAGAAACATTCAATGACTACATTGAATCATCAGAATACATTGCCCTGCTGGACGTTATTGCGTTTATGGGCCAAGCTCTCGCTTTCCGTACTGACTTAAACACCAGAGAAAACTATTTAGACTCGGCAGAACGCAGAGATTCAGTCACACGTCTAGCCAATCTTGTAAGCTATACTGCCAAGCGTAACACTGCGGCCCAGGGCCTGCTCAAAGCATTCTCGGTGACCACAACAGAAAATGTTGTGGATTACAACGGCGTTAACTTGGCCAATGTTACAGTTAACTGGGCTGATCCCACAAACTTTGATTGGTTGGAACAGTGGAATGCTATTGTAAATTCATCGTTAGTTAGCAGTCAAAAGATTGGTCGTCCGTCCAGCCGTCAAACTATCTTGGGGGTAGATACCAGTGAATACGGTATAAATCTAGTGCCAGGATTCTTGCCAGTTATTCCTTACACTGCTACTGTAGATGGCGTGAACATGCCGTTTGAAGCTACAACTTCAAGCACAGCCGGTCGAGATTACATCTATGAACCCAGTCCAAAGCCTAACACCACATTTAATGTGTTGTATCGCAATGACCAGTTGGGATATCAAAGCGCCAACAACGGATTCTTCTTTTTCTTCAAGCAAGGCACATTGCAGAATCAAGACTTTAACTTGGCTGAACGCATTGCCAATCGTACAGTGAATATCAACATTGATGGTGTTAACAACGAAGACCGTTGGTTATTTCAACTAGACAATGTAGGCAGTGTCAGCCGAGAGTGGACATACACTGAAAACATTTATTCATCAGCCGCAGAACAAACTGCAACACTGAGACCTATTTTTTCTGTGACCAGCAGAACCAATGACCAGATTACTATGGTGTTTGGTGATGGTGTATTCTCTGAGATTCCAGTGGGTATCTTCCGTGCGTATGTTCGTGCGTCAAACGGCTTGCAATACATTATTAATCCTGCTGAAATGCAGAATGTGGTGCTGCCAATCAGTTACATTGACCGCAATGGTAACCTGCAAACAATTACATTTACTTGTGGCATTACCCAACCTGTAAGCAACGCACAAAGTCGTGAAAGCATTGATGCGATCAAACAACGTGCTCCAGCAAGATACTACACACAGAATCGCATGGTCAACGGTGAGGACTATAATCTGTTTCCGTTTACTCTTTACAATTCTATTATCAAATCAAAAGCAGTGAACCGTGCTTCAATTGGTACCAGTCGCTATCTTGATCTTGTGGACAACACAGGCAAGTATTCATCAACCAATACATTTTCTAGCGACGGCGGCATCTGGGAAAATAATATTCTTCCTACCACATTGTTTGCATGGACCAATCGCAATGAAATTGCTGACCTTATCACCAACACAATCCAACCAACTATCATTGAAGCTACATTTATACAATTTTACTATGCAAACTTTCCAAGGATAACTGTAAACACTGGTGTCACTGCTCTAAGCACTTGGCACCAAAGCACAACATTGGCCAATGAAACCACAGGCTATTTTCAAAACGCAGTGGGTACACCAGTCATGGTTGGAACTTCAAGTAGCACTGCATTCAAATATGTTGCACAAAAAAGTTTGATCAAGTTTGTTCCTCCAGTTATCGATGGACAACCTTATTATTTTGACGCTAACAATAGATTGAAACCTGGACTGCCAACAAGACCGGAAGACCATTTGGAAATTTGGGCTAGTCCGCTTGCAATAGTAGGAGATGGCAGCAATGATGGCATTGGTAATTTAACCAATGGTCAAGGTCCTGTAGCACTCAACAATTTTGTGCCTACTGGTGCTGTTGTAGACACTATTATTCCTGTATTTCTCACAGACTTGACTCCCGCTATAAGAGAACAAATAACACAACAAATTTTGTTGTATAGAAATTTTGGTCTTGGCTATGACAATGATGGCACTATTACAGGCACAGCAGGAACTTGGTATGTTATTACCAGCACCAATTTGAACGCTGACGCGACATGGAGCCAAACGTATGCAGGCAACACATCGGGGCAAAATTTAGATGCTTCATGGATCATTCAGTTTGTAGCAGTAGACAACAAATACACTATCACTTATCGTGGTCTTGCTTATTATTTTGGATCAGTGTTACAAACAAGATTTTTCTTCTACGGCAACCAGAAAATTTACGACAGTCGTTCAGGCACCACAATCAGAGACTTTATTAACGTGCTGGCAGTAAACACCAAACCAGACAGCTCGTCACCACTGCCTGGAGATATTTTCACTACTATCATTGGCCAACCTGTGGAGTCTGACGGCTATGTTGATGACTTCCAGGTGTTGATCAGCTACAGAGATTCAGACAGTGACGGGGTGCCAGACAATCCAGACTTCTTCAATGAAATTGTTGCACCTGATGTTAACCCTAATCTGAAATTGGTGTTCTTGCAACAAACTGTGGACTTTGATAATTTGCAAAGATATTTGTTAGTTGACCCAGGCGTGGTGAACTCAGAATATCCCACATACGATAGCATTGAATTGATAAAATTTCAGTATTCTCCAGGACAAGTTTTTTACGCCTATAGTGATGAATTATTTTTTACATTAACAGTTAACACTGCTGGAGTTAGAGTCATCACCCAGGCTGCCGAAGGTGACTGGATTGCTAGAACAGGACGTCAGGCTTTATACTTCCAATATCGTCATAACTCGCCATTGACAAACAGAATTGATCCAGGTACAACCAACATCATTGACTTGTATGTTGTAACACAATCATACTATACTGCTTATCAAAATTGGATTACAGATACCACAGGC